CCGGCAGGTGATCGTTGCGCTCATCTCCGTGCGGGCTGAAATGTCATTCTTCACCGGCGGGTATTTCTTGACCGCGAGTGCGCTGGCTTGCATCTTGGCCGCCGCATCTGCGGAGATAGACGACGCCGTTTTGAGCAGCTGCTTGGTGCCGTATTCAGCCACCGACAGGGCATCTTGCAACCAACTGGTTTTGGCGCTGGTCGAAACGCCGTCCTTATCCACTGTGGTGTAAACGATGGCAATGCTGTTGGCCATGTCGTCGAGCGAGACCCCCTCGCTGCCCGCGCTCACCCCCACCACGCGCCCCCACCACACAACCTCGCCGTATTTGTTGCGCATCGCGACAGGGCAGCCCAACAGATCAAACAGCGAGGCGAGCGCCGCCGCGTCGCCAGTCGCCTTAATCGTGGCTTGGCGCGGGCCGCCAATCTCGTTAAACGAGAATGACTGCGCTGTGAATATCGCTTTCGGGCGCGGTTCGACTTGCGCCGAGTTGCGCGGCCCGAAGTAGGGATATACCCCGTAAGGATTGGTGGCCATTAGAGTGTTGACCTCCGAGGCCGGTAGTAAGCCTTCACGGTCATGGTCCGCCGCGCATCCGGCACGTTGTTGGAGTCGGTCTGCAAAACGTAAAACTGATTGTTGCAGTTGGGCCGAATCGTCAGCGCATTGCCGTCAGGCCGGTAATAGCCTTGCACGCCCCCACCGTTGGCGGTGTTGTCTGAATAGGTCTGCCCTGTAATGCCGTCATCAATGAGCTTTTCATTTTGCAACAGACCAACCCCGCGCGGCGTAAAGATGCGCAGGCCCCCGTGCGCAGGGTCGCACGGCATGAGATACACCGCGTCTACGTCGGCGGTATTGGTTCCACCCGTTGCGCGTCGGGCCACCAGCGCGAACGTCAAAAGGTCGAGGTTGGATGCGTCGGCCAAGTAGGGCGGAATCTCGCCACTGTTCAGCGGGATAAATTGATCGGTTGCCGAGGCGCGAAACCATTTAATCGGCGTGAGTGGCACAAGCGTAGACAACACCATCTGCCAGCCAAAATCGAAATCAGCCGTGCCCAGCGCATTGGCTAAGCGCAAGATGGGGAGGAATCTCAGCCCGCGCATTCGCTGCAAGTCGGCGGCGGTAATCTGCCACGTGATGAGCGTGATGATGCCTGTGCCTGTCCATTGCGCAGATTTGTAGTTGCCGTTCGATGTGCCTGTAAGTGGGCTATTGCCTGACGTAACCCCTGCGCCCGCCGTGCCTGACTCGCCCTCCAGAACAGGGATGCGATTCGAGGCAAACGAGTTGCTCTTAATCATGCCGACATAGATCAATTTCGAGCTTAGCCCGCTTGCGTATGAGTTGGTCAGTTCTAAGCGCACCGGCGCTTCCACATCGCCGGATGTGTTGGATAGCAGTTGCGATGTGGGAATGTTGAACCAATTGTCGGCGCTCGCTGAGTCTGCATTTGTAATCGTTAGCCCGCTCGTGTTGTTTGTGCCGTTGCCATTTGTGAGCGCAATCTGCGTCTCTACGGTGGACTCCCACCACGGCGAACGGGTGATACCGATGACCACCTGATACCAGTTCAGCGCCACATCAATCCCAAACGCATCGTCCGTGAGTGATACCGTGCCGTCATAAATCTCGGCGCGATAGGGCGTGCTTAGGCTACTGGTTTCACAGTAGAGAAACACGCGCGGACCTTTGCCGCTGGCCTTGCGTGCGCGCGCGAGGATAAACATGCGATTCACCATGTTGATCTTTGTGCGCGGGGCATCCGTTCCGCCGGGGCGAAACTCAGCCGCAATGGTCTCGCTGACGCTGTCCTCGCCCGTTTTGGCTGGCAATGGTTGGTATTTAACAACGCCGCCGTACAGGACATCGACCAGATCAACGTCGTTTTCTGAGCTATCGGAGACTACGAGTTTCAGTGTAATCATCGGTCGAATATCTGCGTGATGCGGCTATCCACCGCACGTGTGATCATGGCGAGGTCGAGGTCATTTCGAACGTTGATGGTCTCGGCAAGGTAAATGACAGGCCTGTTGCCGCGCGCCGCATTGTTGGTGAAGTTGTTATCACGCCCGCCGCCACCACCACCGCCACCATCATCCTTCTGGTCAATGATTCGATTAATCACCGTCAAGTAGACCGTCTTGTCTTTGAGCGTGTCCATTGCAGTTTTGACATTGGCGATTGCGCCCATGGCGTGCTGGTTGTTGCCTGCAATGACTAACGTCTTCATGTAAACATCGGCAGCATTCACGGCGGCCACCGCGTCCAGTGCAAACGGCATTGACTTCGCCGTAGAGACTCCGGCGCTCGCTCCACTGCCGTCTGTATTCACACCTGCGATAACCAGCGTTTTGAGATTGACCGCCTTCTCGTTGACCGTGTTTATGGAAGCCATTGCGCCGGTGTCATCGCCACTGATATACGCCGTCTTCTCTGGAATTGCTTTATCAATGACCGCCTGAATCGCGTCGATTGCGTCAGCGGTATCGCCAACCACATGCACGCTAATTGATGAGTTGGTTGGCAGCGCCACGCTGCCCGAGCTATTTAGCTTAAGGTCAACCGTCTTGCCGGTCAGCCCATCAATGGCTTTCTGCGCAACGTCAACGCTCTTGGTGACATCGGAATAATCGGCATAGAGATATGCCGTCTTGCCACTGAAGCTGCTGAAGTCCGGGAGCTTTACGGAGTCCGGGACGTTGATCGTGATGGCAATGCTTTCGTCAGGCAGTCCAGTCAGAGCTGACTGCACGCGCAGCATGGATTGATCGAAACTAACAGTGTCAAGCGATACTGATACCCCCGCCGGGCCGAGCTTGGCCAGCTGATCTTTCACCGCTGCCGCTTGTTTGTCTAGTCCGGTTGTGTCAAACGCAACGGGCAATGTCATGGATGGTGTTGCTGGCTTATCCACCCCAAACGATGGAGATGCGCCCAGCTTGAAGTCAACCGGCACTGTAATTGGCTTTTCAGCATCCGATCGCGCCTGATTTACCGGCTCAGTTAGCCCAGCGGTATTACCAGTGACATTGACCGTTGCGCCCTTGTCCGCATTGGACTTGAGCATCTCCATTTCTTTCTTTGGGTCGTCCAAACCGGTGGTGTCGCCGCTGATCTTGACTGTCTTGCCGCTGACCTCGTTTACAACCTGCTTTACCTGCTCAGTGGTCAGGCCCGCTTTCGCCATCTGCGCTTCCCACTCTGCGACACTCTGCCCAGATTCGCTAATAACTTTGGCCCATGACTTGACGACAGGCTGCCCATTGTTGTAGGCCTTCTCGGACTTGCGCAGGTTTTCGTTGACAACGCCTAGTTGCTGATTGAGGTATACCTGCGCCTCGGCATTTTGCAGCTTACTGATCGTGCCATTCTTCTCAGCCTCATTTAGCAATTTCTGGTTTTTCTCAATACCCAAAATTGAGTCGGCATGTTGAATCTGTGCCTGCGCCAAGTTCTTGGCGTCGCTGGTGTACACCTTGTATGAGCCGCCCACCACCCGCAACGTATCAAAGAATGCAAGCTCACTTCCCTGCGCAGTCCCCGAGGCCGTCTCAATGGCGCGCATGTCTTTGACATACCCAACAGCAAACGCGTTGCGGGTCGCGCCAACATTCTCTAGGGCCTGAGCGCCGCTAATTTCGCCACGATAGTATTTCGTCGCATTTTCTAAAAACTTCTCGTAAGTGGTTGCGTTTTTAACGTATTGCTGAGTCAACAACTCGCCAATCGCTTTTTGTTCAAACTGATCTTGTGTCAATTGGCCTGTGGCCAACTGAAAACCAATCAAAGCCCGCTTGGCGCGATCCAGCTTCTCTGGCGTGCCTCCAATGCCATCAGTTAGATTGCCAAGTTTTTCTTTGAGGCCTTCAGATGCCGTTGCCGCATCTTTCATGGCTTGCTCGAAGTCATGTTGCCGCTGCGCCGCCCCTTGTGCGGCTTTGTCCATCTTCTCGGTGGCTTCTGCCCCGTCTTTGATCTTGCCAGCCGCACCATCAAAGGTATCCTTAACCTTGGCTGTTGCATCCATCAAGTGCAATTGGCCCTGTGCGTATTGGTCGGCGGTGATGAAGCCCTTCTTGTAGGCTTCTGTTAATGCTTTCTCTTTCTCGTTGATGTCATCAAGCTGATCGTCGCGCTTCGACATCACATCGGTGAGCTGCTGTGTGCGGTCTTTGTATTCGGCTGACCCCGCCGCAACCTTCTTTTGTGCCGCGACCAGTAGTGCGTGCGATTCAGTGGCCGTGCCGGTGGCATCATTTACATTGAGCAGCTCCGGGTGGAGCTTAATGAGTTCCTGCGCCCATTGCTGCGTAACGGCGTTGCTGCCCGCGCCACCTTCCGCAAATCGCTTTAATACCTCGACCCCGTTCGCGCCGGTTGCAGCAATCCGTTTAATCCCTTCATCGGTGACGCGACCAGCCATATAGAACTTTTCAAGCTCGGTGTTAACCGTCTGAAAAGCCTCGGTCATCGTGCCAGATGTGCCGGTGTAGTAGTTCAGCGCGTCAACAATACTGGTCAGCGCCGGGATCGCTGCTGTGCCAATCTTGCGGCTGAGTGCGCCCCACGAATCCCCAAGCGCGTCTTGTGCCTGCTTGAGCTTATCAATCGCTTGGATCGTGTCCGTGGACATGGTGAGGCCCGCTTCCTCAGCGGCCTTCGCCATCTCCGCAATCCCCTCTTTGCCCTTGTTGAGAATGGGGATTAACTCAGCGCCCTGCTTGCCAAATAGTTGTATGGCCAGTGCGGTCTTCGCTGGCCCATCGGCCATGCGTGCGAATGCGTCTGCGACATCCGGCAACAGGTCAGCCAGTGGCCGCACCTTACCTTCTGAGTCATTGGCATTCACCCCAATATCGGCGAGGGATTGCGCAATCCCCTTGCCAGATTCGGCCACACCCTCGCTCGCGTCTTTGACCCCGCCCAGACCACGCGCAAACTTGATGAGCGCAGCGTCCACCGCCTCACCCGAGACGCGCACGTCATCAGCGGCCTCTTTGAACCCCGACAGAAACTCGACCGATGCACCCGTAGCGGCGCTGAGTTTGCGGTAGCCCTCTGCCGCTTCCTCAGTCTCCTTGATCATCTTGCCGAGGGTTTCACCGGCAATCTGCCCAATCTCGCCAAGCGGCCCCGGCAGCGCGCCAAGCACTGTGCCGAGCGCCTCATAGTTGCCGTTGAGAACATCCCACCCGGCGCTGATCTGATCCTTGAACTTCAGCCCAGCGGCAACCGCCACAGCCATGCCCTGCGCGATGGCCGCGCCGCCCTTCGCGCCGACAGCCGCAGCGCCCTGCATCTTGGCGGTGAAGTCGTCCTTCAGGCGAATCAGGTATTCAATCGTGTTGCCGCTCATTTCGTGGTCAGAATGTCGATGGCCGTGAGCATCTCCTCAATGCGGTGCTCAGGCCAGTTTTGAATATCCTCGACGGTGTATGACGTATGCAGGTATGCGTTGATCCTGCGGACGTTCAGCGCGTCCGCAATCCATTCATCAATTCGCGCCTTGTCTGTTGTGCCGTTCTTGAACGGGATCAGCGCATGAGCAATTTTTTTGCGCGGCCCTGCGCATACTCGTCCCAGAGTCGGTAGATATGGCCCAACTTGTATTCGGGCTTGCCGCCCTCGCCATCGATCACAGCGCCAACCACAAGGAAGATATAGAGCGCTTGGTCAACGTTGTCGAGCCACTCGCGGGCCTGTTCAGGTGTCATGTTGAAGATGTAGCCCATCCACTCGGCCATCTCTTGCCCGCTCAGGCCTGACTCAAAAAACGTTCTACGAAACAGCTTGGTCGGGTTTCGCAGAACGTCGATGCTGCCGGTGTATTCCTCGCTGATCGTGGATAGATCAAGCGGCTCATACACCGGCTTTAAGGTTTCCTTGGTGTGTCGCAGCGCCTTCGCGGCGCTGCTTTCGTTGAGTTCATCAGCCATATTAGGGCAGGGTGGCAATTGAGTTGATGACTTGAATCTTCCCGTAGTTCCCGAATGCGCCCGTGTCGAGTCGCGCCCCCAGCGTCATCTTCACGGTGGTGTTGCCGTCGCGGTCGCCATACAGCGGGTCCACGCTCAGGACGTCGCCAGCAAAGTCGATCTGTAGGCTCTTGTAGATAATGCCGGTGATCAGCGAGCCGAGTCCCTTCAGTCGAATCAGGCGGCCAGTACCGGCAGTGTATTTGGCGATTTCAGCGTGGGCGGTCGCATTGCTCTCATACGTCACTGAGAGTTGCACCTGCGGCACGCCGTAACCAAACAACGATGGGCGCACATCAGCATCGCCCGCAAATTTCTTCATGTGGATGCCGGGGTTGTAGCTCAGCGAGAAGTCGATCAGCGTCGAGGTTTTTGCCGTGGTTCCAATGGTGCCGCCAATGTCGTCGATATACAGCGCGAGCGCGCCCACCGGCAGCGTCTCAAACGTGCGGTTGGCCAGCGCCGGAGTCACCGTGTCCGGCACGAGATCGCGGCCCACCCAGTTCGAGGTGAACTGCACCAAGCCATCGTTGCTGGCCGCGCCGCTCAGTGTCCAATCCGAGCACACCGCGCCAACGATGTCGTATTCCTGCGTGCCATCGTTGATTTCGATGGTGCGCATCTTCGCGCCGGGGTTGCTGCCGAGCGGGAACGGATAGTCCCACGTCTTGTCTGTGGTGCCGGTTGGCGTTACGCCCCCTTTGACGCTGGACTCTAGGACATAGAGGAAGTCCTCAAAGCTGAAGTCGCCATTGAGTACAGCGCTAGCGCGCTTGTCGGTAATACGGGCGCTGTGCGCTGGGGCGTAGTCGCCTTGCATGTAGCGCTTCTGGGAGTTGGTGAAATCAGGCTTGCCGCTGACATCGGTGATGCCCATCATCTTGGCGGTGGCCGCGACGGCGGTGGCGAAGACTGTTTGAGTGCCGATCTGTGCGACTTTAAGTGCGGTTGATCCCATTGATTATTGCTCCTCGCCATTCGCGCCGTCAGCGCTGTCGGCATCATTGGTGGGCTGTGCCACTGGTGCTGCGATCGCAGGGCTGGCGGGCACAGCATCGACATACACCGGCTCTTTGCCGTTGCGATAGGCTTTGATTTGGTCGATGGTCAGCCCGGACGCCGCGATCATGCTGGCGGTCAGGTTGACAGCTGGCACGCCCGCGATGTATGCGCCGTTGCCGACGTAATTCAAAACAACCGGCTCAGGCGGTGGCGCTGGCGCGGTCGGTTCGGTTTGATTAGTTGTTTCGTCCATAGTTAATTCATGATCTTGGCAGTGACAAGAAAGCGGATACCCATGTGTTTCTCAGTCGCAAACTCGATCACGCCATAAGTCCATTGCAACGGTTGTGCAAAATACGTGTCGCACGGTTTTCCTGTTGGGGCAGACTCAAGCGCCAACAGCCCCTTGCGAAAGCGCTCGATAAAGGGGCGAGCCACTTTTTCTGCCTCGGGCAATATGCCGCGTGAGCAATGCATTTCGCAAACGATGGTGTGCAGATCGCGAGTTGCTCCGTTTGGACGCGCCTCAATTGCCCCTTGCATGGGGTAGTTGATAAAGCAGGGGAAGCTGGCCAGCGATTCAGGGGTCTCGTTGTAAGCAGTCTCAACGCCGGTCAGCGTCAACTCCATTTCATAGAGCGCGGTGATTACATCCTCAATGGTCTTTGCCATCACTTCGCCCCCGATGCCCAATACTTGGCAATCTCTTGCGTCAAGATATTGGCATACACCGCCGTCATAAATGGCGCGTCCACCGCAGGCTTCATGGACGGATACGCTCGGCGGTTCATCTTGCGCGAATGCGATTTGACCGACACCGTGACTGGATCGATCTTGCGTCCAAACGCGACCGACTGAACCCGCGTAAACGCTTTGACATTCACCGATCCGCTAAAGCCCTGCTCTAGCACCTGCGCATAGTCGACATTGCTGCCGATGACAATGATGATGTCTGATCCATTCCACTTGGCCCCGCCACCATCGTTAATCGACGCGCGAAAACGCCCCGTGTCCACATTTGGCCCCGGCCGTCCCGATGCGTTTATCTTGGCTTGCCTCACACCCGCTTGGCCGATCTTGTTGCCCGCAGAGATGAGTGCGCTACGAGCGCCGCCATAACCCAGCTGGGCCATGTTGAACGCACCCGATACCGCAAAGTCAAAGCTCATAGCGTCGGCCTCATCAGTCCACTGTTGAGCATCATCGCCTTGATATCGGGGTCGAGTTCCTGTAGATACTGCAGCTGCCCCAACTCCGGCGCGGCTGACACATCGCCAAACGCCGATTGCGCCCGCTTGAACCAACGCACGGTCTGGGTGATGGTGGCCTGCTTGATTGGCCCGGGCGCAACCACCGAGTAACCCAGCACCGCAGTGATGCGCCAGTTAGCCACGCCCTTATCAAACAGTTGCTTGCTCCCCGCTGGAATCAACTGCAATCCGTAGATTGGCGTTTCATCCATCGGGAGTGTTACAAGGTCGGTGTCAACGTCCAACTCTGTCCACGCCCCACCAAGAAAGTATTCGACCTTCGCCACGCTGACGCATTCAGCGATCACCAACTCATCGCGCCCGCTGCCGTTGTAGCGCTTGGCGACTGGGGTTGGCGCTGGATCAGTGCCGACCTCAAAGCCGCCCGGCGCATGGCCAAACAGCAGATCGATGTATTCACTGGCCCAGCCTGCCAGTTGTTCCAGCACGCTGTCGTAATTGATCGAGCCGCCGAGCGCATCGCGCAGTTCATTTTTGATTTCAGCCAGCGTGGCGTATGCCATTACTTATCCTCAGAAGGGCCGCTCAGGGTTGGGGTCTCGGATGGGCCGGGGTCGCTCTTGGGTTCGCCGTTGCCTTCGTCATCACCTTCGATAGAGTCTTCGACTTCAGACACGACAGGGGTGAGATCGCCCAGCGCAACCAGCGGGTCAGCCACGGCGGGCGATGTCTCAATGACATCGCCCGTTTTCACATGGCCCAACACAGGAGACACAAACTGCCGAAGTGCTTTATATTGCGCCATAGTTCACCTAGCCAGCCACGACCACGTTGGCCGAGAGCGCGGTGTCGCCACTCACGTCGACCGGGATTTGCATGCTGCGATATTGCAACGCCTGCACATCGCCGTTGACGGTGCCGCCGATGGTCATACTCAGTGAGACAAAGCGGAATCCGTTGTTGATGTCGAGCGCCGAAACCGGCACTTCGATGGTCGCCCACTTGTTGCTGGCAGTGATTGCCGCTGGCAGGGTCGCACCTGAAACGTTCTTGCTGCCGGTGCCGGCGGCATCGGTCGCCTGCACCACCTGCGCCTGAAACGAGCCAGAGCTGAGTGTGCCGAGGTCGATCAGGAACAAGATGCGAGCGTGCCCCTGCATATCAATGTAGCTCGCGGGCGCAATTGCAGTTGAGAGTGCGCCGGGGGCAGCCACCCGCGTGCGCTTGAAGTGCTGATGAAAGGTTCGTTCGTTTGCCATTTGTTTCCTCGTTAGCCAGAGATTGGCGAAGCCCACGGATTGCGCAGGCTTCACTCACTCATTAGGCAATCTTTTGCACCTTGATGCGCTCCGGTTGGAGCAACGCGCCGCCGACGCGCTTGCGGGCGAGCATGCAAACCATGTTGGTTTCGGCATACAGCTCTTGCAGCACGCGGATGCTGAGACCCACGCGATCGACGATGCGATACGAGCGGAAGTCGCCGAGCGCCAACGGGAACGCACCAGAAGCCGCAGCGGGCATGAACTGGCTCTTGAGATACGGATAGCTCAAGAGGTTGGCAGGCACGCCCTGCAACCCGCCCACCATGTCGACGATGGGCCACAGTGGCTCGTTGGTGGTCGCGGTCTTGATCTGGCGCACATACCCGTAGGTCTGCTTGTTGGCGATGAAGCGGGCGGTGGCCTCATACTGCGGCGGGAGGGCTGCGTCCAGCGCGATCACGCCGTCGTAGGTGAAGAACGGTGAACTGGTGGTGCCAGAGGCGACCGAACGCGGGCCGGTGCCAGCGGTGTCGTCGACGTTGGCCAAGAAGCCGAGGGGCTTGCCAATGCCATCGCCACCGATAAAGACCTCATCCTCACCAATCTGAAAGGACTCGGTGAACATACGATCGGCCTCGCCCATGATGTCGAAGTAGGAATCTTCCAACATGCTTTGGGTAAAAAGCAACGATGCCATCGCGGTGTTGATGTCGATGCCCTTCTCGCCAAACGTCGGGTCGGTCACGCGGTGCACTGAGCTAGACGCAGGCTGCTCACCGGTCCACTTCGGGCGGATGGCCGAAGTGTATTTGTCGTCGGTGGTGTAGGGAATCCACGGGAAGTTCAAGCGGTCGCGACTTGTGCTGGAGACGGTGGCCAGCGCACGGATCACCGAATTGGTGGCGATCTTGCGCAAAATCTCGTTGGCGGTCTCGGGCGGCACAAAGAACCCGCCGAGGTTGTCCGTGCCTTCGACAATGGCTTTGCGATCATTGGGGCCGAGCTGGTTGATGTCGCCCATGCTCTTGCGCATGTAGCCCTCGAATGCGCCCTTATATGCGCGCTTGGAGGTGGCCTCTTCTTGCCGCTCGCTCATGCCCTCGTTCGGGCTGGAGGGACGCCAACCGCCAAATGCGGCACCGGCCTTGCCATCGCTGCCGCCTGCACCAGCGCCTGCACCAGCGCCTTCATCGCCACCGGTGGTGTATTCGGCGCGCTGGGCATCCAGCTTTTTGGCCTGATCGGACATGGCCTTTAATTGGTCGTGTCGGGCGTTGGCCGCATCGATCTTCTTCGTCAGATCCTCGGGGATGGCCTCGCCTTTTTGAACCAGCGCCGCTGCTTCGCCCATGAGTTTGTCGACCTCATTGAGCACGCCCAGCGCTTGTTCGCGGAGTTGTTTCCAGTTCATGGATAGTTACCTCGTTAGTTTGAAATGAGCGCAAATGAACGCTTGCGATGCTCATGACGCATACGCAGGACAGTGAGTGCATCGGCGGGAGTTCCCGCCTTCTCCGACGTTTGTGCGTCGGTTTGCGGCTCGGCTGCCTGAACGAGTGCTTGAAGCGCTTCGATGGCGTTTTGCACCAGCTGCCGGTTGGCAGCGGACAACACACGGCCTGATTTCAATGTGGCCGTGAGATTGGCAAGTTTGGTGAGCGCGGCTTCAGTTGAGAGCGCGCCCTTGGCGGCCAGCGTGGCCGCGTTCATCCCCCATGTCACATCGCTGGTATCCCAGAGTCGACATTCGCGGATGTTGCGCACTTGGCCATAGCCGTCGATGGTTTCAAAGTCCATCTTGACCGGATCAAAGCCAAACGACATCTCGCTGATCGCGCCGCTCTTAATCCCTTGAAACACCGCTTCAGCGGCAGGGAAGGTGAGATAGGTGCGGGTGACTTCGAGCGCGGACATTGCCTGCGGGAATTGGCCCAGCAATTCTTGAGGGAGTTCCTCGCGTGGGGCCTCGCGCAGCGCATCCACTGTGGCAATTGGGGGGTTGTAGCTGTCATGCATCCACAGATGGCGGATGCGCTTGCGGCTCTCGGCAATGGTTTTGTTGAACGTGCCCGGCCAGAGTCGGTCGTTTCCGCTGTCGATGTTGCCCATCACCGCGCAATAGCCGGTGACGGTTCGATCTGCGATGGCTTTAACCACTGCGACGGTAGCTTTGAATTCGGACGGTTCGCTCATGGGAAAACAAAAAGAGGGGCAACCCGTTTGGATTGCCCCTCACTGAACTCAGTCAAGGTGCTGATTTACGTGCGAGATTTTACACCTATTTATTTCACTCGTCATGCGATAGGGCAAACGTCTCGTGCTCATCACCCCACGCCAGCGTCAGCGCATCAAACACCATTGGCACTGGCTCCAGTGCAATGTTTGGCGTTTGCGCGTTAGTGGGGAGATAGGCCAGCGTCACATGCGCGGTAAAGCCATGCTCGGTGTTGTGCTCAGCGCCCACCAGTTCCAACGCCTCACACAGTTCGCCTCGTAGCTCACCCAACTCGGCAGAGTCAAACAGCGCCACCAGCGCGTCAACCTCTTCGCCGCTGAACCGCGCAATGCCATTGATGGTGCCTGTGATCCATTCTTGTTTTGCGGCAAACCCAGACAGGATGACGCGCAAGCGATCGCGAACCTCCGGGTCCAGTTCGGTGGTCTTGCCGAGATACGCGAGGGTGATGTGCATGAGTTCGGGCGCGGTAACTACTGTCCCCATTGGCACTGCCGCGTTGGTGATGGAGAGGTTGAGTAGCGCGGATTGCGCGGGTGACAACCACAAGGACACTATGACCCCCGTACTGGCCATATCGGCTTTGATCTCCATCTGCATAGCTGCACTCATCGTCTTGCGCCCTGTGCTCTTGCGTTCACGCTGGTTGGCCAGCGCCTTTTGCAATTCGCCTTCCTGAACAGGGAGCACGGTGCACCGGCAGTTTACTGTTTGATCTGCGCTGCCGTCGGGGTCGCCGGGGAACATCAGCGATTCGCCGCCCACATCGAATGGCTCATCGATGGTCACAATCTGCCCCTGCGCATCTTCGTGATCGGGCCGCGTGCGGTCGTCGTTGGTGGAGAGCCACTGTTTGCCGGGGATTTCGGCCTGCCGTATTGCCTCAAGCCCGCCAGCATTGCTGGAGCGAATGGTCTCGGTGCGTGCAATCATGGTGGCGCGGTAGTCATCCCATTGCGTGTATTGGCCCTTGATCATGTCAGCGAGGTCTGGGATGGATAGACCCTCGTCTTGCGCCTTCTTCAGCATGTCCAGCACAATCACATTGCGCGTGGTGTCGAGCACGCGATCAGCGAACTTGGGGACATAGGTTTTTAGAAACTCATCGACATAGGGGTTTTTGATGTCGAAGCTGATGCCGAAATCAGCGGCGATCTGGTCGCCTTGGTCAGCGATGATGGCTTTAATGAGTGGCTTGAAGGTGGTCACCCATCCGGTCTTGCTATCGGTCAGCGCTGTCTCGATTCCCTTGGCAATGCGCTCAAACTTGCCGTCTGCCTTTTGACCGTTCACCACTTTCAATACGGCTTTCATCTCGACCGCCATCTGCTTTTGCGCGGCATCACGGAATTGCATCTCGTAAGCGCGGGCGATCAGGTCGCGCTTCTTGGCGTGGCGTTTTTTGTATTCGATGGTGAGACGTTCTTCCTCGGCACTCTTCGGGGTAGCCTTTGGCCCAAATACCAGTTGCAAAAACTCTCTGCGCTTTTGTTCATCTGTAATGCTTTTTACATGGTCAATAAGTAAAGACAATCGCTTCTCAACCAATGAGTCTTGAACGTGCGCATTTGGGTCGGGCTTGCCGGGCAATGGCTGCGTTGAGGCAGGCATGCCGCCGAGCAGCGCGCCAAAGCCGCC